GTAAAGGCGAGTTACAAAGTTTAACTTTGGGATTTTAGCCAGTGGTTTCAAGGTTTAGAATTAATAAGGAAAAAAAAGCATATTTCAGAAATTCCATGCCAGTATTGCGAATTTTGAGAGAAATATGTTAAATTATTTATAGGAGCGAAACGATGAACAAGACCGGAATTGAATGGTGCGACATTTATAGGTTCTTCCGCCGAAAAACCCGACAGAGGACCCCAGCGAATTGGGGAAGGAATTCACACTCTGTTTACTTACCTCGGAGTGACAATTGTTGATTCTATCCCTCTTCCCCGGCATCGACCTTTTCGGGCGTCCATTTGAAGCGCGCGGATGGTGCGTTGTACGCGGTCCGGAAAAATGCCTGGGACAAGATATTGTCGGCTGGCCTTCTCCGCCGGCGGGACGGTTCGACGGAATAATCGGCGGTCCGCCTTGTCAGAAATACTCATCTGCTCGACGTGGACAGGGGAATCCCTGGGACGGTATTCCGGAATTTCTCCGAGTGGTCAAGGCTGCTCAACCGCGCTGGTGGATTATGGAGAATGTCCGTTCCGCGTGGAAAAGTGATATTAAATTTACTGATGCGATTTCTATAAAAATACGCGACTGGGACTGCGGAGGTAAAACAAAACGTGTTCGTTTATTCTGGTTCTGGCCGTTCAGTTTGGCGATGCTTGCAAAATCAATGCTTCCATCGAACCGCCCAGGGCAGCCGGAATATTCTGTAATTTCATCGAGTGGAAATCGAATATCGAAAAGGTCATTTGATCATATTTTGAAATCAAAAGAAGCCGCAGACCTTCAGGGTTTTCCTGAACTCGCTAAAATTACTTATCGGTCTCATGAACGATATTCAAATCAATTACGTGTCCATTGGCTCGGAAACGGTGTACCTCGTGCGATGGGTGAATGGTGCGCGTCTGTAGTCGATCAGTGGGATAAGACATATAAATCAGAAAACGGAGAAAAATCATGAACAAAACAGGAATCGAATGGTGCGACTACACATGGAACCCGATCACCGGATGTCAGCCGATCAGTCGCGGATGTGACAACTGCTACGCCAGGCGCCTGGCAAATCGGATGCGCGGACGGTTCGGATATCCGGCCGATAACCCGATGGAAGTCACGTTTCACAGAAAGAGAATTGATGAACCGAGCGAAGTCAAACGTCCATCGCGGATATTCGTATGCAGTATGGGGGACGCCTTCCATTACAATGTCGGCAAGGAATGGATGGAAGAGATTGTCGATGTGACTCAAATCTATAGGGATCATACCTATATTTTTCTGACGAAACGACCGAATAACATCGATGACATTTTCCCGAATATACCGACTCCGGACAATATCTGGTTCGGATTTACGGCAGAGGATACAGGGACATTCCATAATCGTCTTGGCGCATTTCATGACCAGAGGCGTGTCCAGGAAGCGCCGGTTAGGTTTATTAGTTTTGAACCACTACTGGAGTCGATTTTATATTTCCGTGATATAGAAGCATACATAAAGAGGTGGCATAGCACTATATGGATGACATTTATAAACTGGATCATTGTCGGCGGCGAGACCGGCCCCGGCGCGCGCCCGATGGACGCATCCTGGGCGAGAGACATCCGGGATTACTGCGGCGATAACGAGATTCCATTCTTCTTCAAACAGATGGGCGGCCGAGAACCGACGCCCCTGGATTTGGAAATCCGGGAATGGCCTACACCGGAACAATAAACGAAACAGGAGAATAACCATTGAAAATCGAAACTAAAAGCCTGGACGAGATCGCGCCCTACGAGAATAACCCCAGGTTCAACCAGAAAGCAGTCGAAAAAGTTGCGAAAAGTATCCAGGAATTCGGATTCAGGCAGCCGATTGTTGTTGATAAAACCGGAATAATCATCGTCGGTCATACTCGATACCTGGCAGCGAAGGAACTCGGTCTTGAGACTGTTCCGGTTCATATCGCCGATTTGAGTGATGAAAAGGCGAAAGCCTACCGGATCGCGGACAATAAGACCGGCGAAATCGCCGAATGGGATTTCGAGAAACTCGAAATCGAGATCAATGCTCTTGAGAATGAAGGACTCGATTTAGAGATAACCGGATTCACAGTCGAGGAATTCGAACGCGGCCGAAAAGAACAGATTCGGAACGGGAGAATCCCACCTGATGTCCAGCCGGAGCCGATTGATCCGCCGACAACCAAGCGCGGACAATTGTTTAAATTAGGGAACCATAGATTGTTGTGCGGAGATAGCAGCGACATGGATCAGATATACGCCTTGTTCGACGGAGCGGATGCGGATATGGTGAACACCGATCCGCCGTATGGAGTCGCCGTCAAGAGCCGGAGCGCGCTGGCTATAGCATCAGGCAATTCGTATTCAAAAACGCTTGATGGCGCCGGCGTTCACCGGACGAAGATGATCGCGAAAGATATGGCGCTGCACGGCGACGATATCAAAGGCGAAGCGTATGACGAGATTGTTGATGTATGGTTTAGGAATATCGCATCGATCCTTCGGTCCGGAGCAGCCTTCTATATTTGGGGGGGATACACGAACCTGCATCGCTATCCGATGTATCTCAAAAAAAATAAATTGAGATTTCAGAGTATAATCACATGGAGAAAATTATTCCCTGTGTTGACCAGGCGGGATTTTATGAGCGACTGCGAGTTTGCATTCTACGGATGGAAGGAAGGCGCAGCCCATAAATTCTTCGGCGCATTTAATATCATCGACTGTTTTGAAACGGCCGAAGAGGATAAACCTGATGTCGAAGTCATCGAATTAGGGCCGGAAAAGCATATAGCGGTTTTTGATTTCGACCCCAGGGACAAAATACCGAGCGACTACTGGATCGTCAAAAAAGTCGCGCAGTCGAAGATGATCCATCTTACCGAAAAGCCTGTGGAACTCGCCGTCCGAGCGATCCAATACAGCAGCCGGCCCGGATGGGTAGTCTTCGATCCGTTCGCGGGAAGCGGATCAACGCTGATTGGATGCGAACAGACCGGAAGATGCTGTTATTGTATCGAATATGAACCCGCTTATTGCGACTTAATCATCAAAAGATGGGAAGAATTCACCGGCGAAACTGCCGAAATGGTCGCTGAATTCGAGCCTTTGCGGGACCAGGACCAGGACCAAAATGAGGAATAATGTGTAAAAATGAGGAATAATGTGTAAAAATGAGCGATAATGTGAGCAAGAAGACCATTAATCCATCGCAATTGACCCCTGAAGAGGTAAGCGATCTGCTGACTTCGACGCAAGTTGCGAAAGTTCTCCCGGACGATGTGCGGATATGGATAGAGGAAGGACTGCCGGTCGACATCGAAGGGAAGATAAATATCCTGAATCTTATGGCCTGGTTGAATCTGAAACTCGTGGAGTTTGATGCATGATACAGCTAGAAAAAGGACGATACCTGAAACCTGGCTACCTGATTCGGTTGATAAATTCGACTGAAATCGGAAGTTCAATGACGCGCGCCAGGTTACGAGAACAGCAGGACCGAGCCGGATTCAGAATCGGAGACGAAAATAAAATTGATGTATGGGCATATTCGGCATGGCTGGCAGGAGAATTGGAAAACAAAGCGAAGGCTGCAGGTCAAGCGTCGATAGGTGCCGAATCGGACTTGGTGATTGAGAGCAGAGACCAGGCGCTGGAAAAATGTTATGACTGGATACTTGAAGGACGTTCGACGAAGGTGATTGTCGAGACGTTGAATGAGAAATGGAAAACCGATGATAACGCGGAAATTCTCGGTGAAGCCTGGGAACGTATCAGGAATAATAAAAATATTCCGGACCGCGAAACACTGACCGGTTGGAGTTTTGAGGTCTACAGGAAAATCTATAATGAAATGATGAAGAATAAAAATTATTCCGGCGCGCTACGCGTCGTCGACGCGATGAATAATTATGCATTGAAACTCGGAATATTAATTCCGAAGGAGATCGGTGACGGCGAATTGGATATCAACGATTTACTCGCATAAACGGAGATACGTGTGGCGCCGAAAAAAAAGGTAAAGAAAAAGCCGAATATAAATTTTGAACCTGACCAGTTATTCGAGATTCTTAATAATACCAAGAATCTCGATGTCACTCGTGAGGAATTCGAGGGATATATATTCGAGGATGACTTCCCGATCCGCGACGACGGAACCGTGAACCTCGTATGTTTTCTGGCATGGCTGATCGAAAAAACAAAACTCGAACGCGGAGAGAAAATCAAATGGTCGGTCTGAAATTCAACGCGTCCGAAGTCGTGAAACTTATAAACTCGACTGATCGCGGACCGGTTCTGAAACGCCGAATATTACGAGACCACCTGGACGCGTCCGGATACCATGTCGCGCGAAATAACAAGGTCGATTTGATTAAATATGCAGCCTGGTTGACAACCAGGCTAAAAATTATCAGACATAATCGACAAGTTCATGAGCAGCGCGGACGGAATTATCTGGAACACCGCGACATGGTCGCAGAACGCCGGCGCGCGGAATCAATATCACAACGGAATATCGGGGAAATACCGGAGATAAAAGACTCGAAACGTCGAGAGACAGCAATGAACGATTTTAGATATTTCTGCCAGACTTACTTCCCGGACGTGTTTTATCTGCCGTTTAGCAGCGATCACGAGATCGTGATCAACAAAATGATCCGCGTCGCGGAGAAAGGCGGTCAATTTGCAATCGCAATGCCACGCGGATCGGGGAAGACGGCATTATGCCAGCGAATAATTATGTGGATGATATTTCGAGGCAAGAAAAAATATATCATCGCATACGCATCGACGCTCCCGATGGCTGAACAATTCCTGGACGAGATCAAAGAGGAAATCGAGACGAATGAATTGCTCTTTGAAGACTTCCCGGAGATATGTATGCCGGTTCGATCACTTGGCGGAGTTACACAGCGAGCGCATACTCAACTTTATCACGGTGAACGGACTAAATTAGAGTGGGCGACAAACCAGGTTACGTTTGCCAGGATACCAGGAAGCCTTGCTGGCGGCGGAATGATAGACGTAATCGGCCTGGACGGAAGCAAGCGCGGCGCGCGCCGGAAGGGGCGCCGGCCGGACCTGCTGGTCTTTGATGATCCACAGACGGACCAAAGCGCACGGTCCTGGGAGCAGTGCGAGAAACGCCGAAAGATAATTCTCGCGGCGACGAAAGGAATGAGCGCGCCAGGAGTTAAAATATCAGCCTATATGCCATGCACAGTGATCGAGCGAGGTGATCTCTCGGAGATGATGCTCGACCGGGAACAGTATCCGGAATGGCAAGGCGAACGGATGAAGACGTTATATGAGTTTCCGACGAATACCGATTTGTGGAATGAATACGAGAAGGTCCGTGTCCAGAGTCTGGAGAACTATGGAGACATTCGTGAGGCGACAGAATTTTATCGAGAGAATATGGCGGCGATGGATGAAGGCGCTGTTGTAGCCTGGAAGGAGCGATGGAACGACGGCGAAATCTCGGCGATCCAATCAGCGATGGAAGTGAAATTCGAGGATATCGAAATATTCCAGAGCGAGTTTCAGAACGAACCGATCAACATGTCGGAAGACGGAGACCAGTTGACCGTCAGAGCGATCCTGAACCGGTATAATAATTTGAAGCGCGGAATCGCACCAGCGACCGCGACGAAACTGACTGCATTCGTCGATATTCAACACCGGATTTTATACTGGATGGTTGTCGCCTGGGAAGAAAATTTCACTGGCTATATTATCGATTATGGGACGACGCCGAAGCAGAAAGTCAGTTATTTTTCTAATCGAACCGCGAATATAACGATGTCGGTTCTGACGAAAGCGACATCGAACGAGGCAAAATGGATGGCAGGCCTTGAAAAGGTTTGCCATGATCTGATTTATAAGGATTGGAAACGCGAAGACGGACAGAGGATGGATATTAGCAGACTGTTCCTGGACGCCGCAGACGGACTTGTGAACCCGACAGTGAGGACGTTCTGCAGACGCACGCATACACCAGGAATCGTTATGCCGTACATAGGAACAGGCATAGACGCGAAGAAGCGGCCGATGTCGGAATATAGGAAGCAACGCGGGGATCGGATCGGACTGAACTGGCGCATCGCGGCCGTCAGGAAGCAGCGGACAATCCCGCATGTATTATCGGATGTGAATTTCTGGAAATCATTCACGAAAGCCAGGCTGTTGACGCCGGCCGGCGATCCAGGCGGAGTCACAATTTTCGGAAGCGATCCGCGACAGCACAGATTACTTGCGGAACACCTTGTCAGTGAGTACGCGACGAAAACAGAAGGTTATGGACGCGTCGTTTATTCCTGGGCAAAACTTCCGCATCGAGACAATCATTGGTGGGACTGTCTCGTCGGGAACGCCGTTGCCGCGTCGGAACAGGGGATCGTTCTTCCGGAATATGACGACGATAAAAAGAACCGCCGATATAAACGCCGGATGACGAACGAACGCAAGAAGAGACTGGAAGAACGCAGACGTGAACGACAAGAACGAAGACGCGCGCGAAGCGCATGGTTGTAGGAGATAGATATGGAATGTCCGGATTGTGGTTGCAGACGATACCATGTCATCAAGACGCGGAAATATAAAGCGCGGACTTATCGACGCCTGGAATGTTGGTATTGTGGAAGGCGTTTTACGAGTATTGAGATCGCAGTCGAAGATAAAGAGCATCCGGTGAAGAAGCGTTTTTTCAAGAGGGAATAATCAAATGCTATTATACATTCATAAGGTACCCGTATCGAAAAGCCGTCGTTATACGCGACGGTTTTTTTTGCTTAAATCTCAACTTTTTTCGTCAAGGTGGTCCATATATAGACCACAAAGATAAAAATCGCCGATATTTCTAAATTTCTACTTGTGATACTATTCTTCATAGATCAATAATATACATGCGTTTCGTTCATTGTTGCATTGGGGCGGGACATGGCATGGCGTCCCGCCCCTCGCACGGACAAAACAAGGAAGCCCGATGACAGACATTCCTGACCGAATCAAAGAGATGGCGAACCAGCCGAGAGAAGCGAGCGATGATAGTGGTTCAATGAAGCAATTCGGAATGAATGAAATGATCGCGGCCGACAAGCATATCAAGAACGATGACGAAGAAGTGAAGACAAGCCGGTTCGCCGGCATCAAGTTCAGAAAAATTTCACCCCCTGGAACAGTATGAGCATACTCGGACGAATCGCAGATTCCGTTTCTCTCCTGACCGGTTCATCGCGGATGAAGCGGAAGCACAATAAAATGGTGCGCGCGTTTTTCGACGCGGCGAAACGATCCGCAAACAACCAGCGTCGATGGGCACAGGCTGATCAGCAGGGTGTTAAAAATCCGTACAACGATAATGGCGAGCGGAAAATCCTGATGAATCGCGCGCGATACGTCGCCGCTAATAATCCGTATGCGAAAGGAATGGTTCTATCGATGGCGAACGATGTCATCGGGACCGGTCCGAAATTGCAGATTATAAATGAGGATCAGACACGCGCAACCCGGATCGAAAAAGCCTGGCGCATCTGGTCGAAGAAAGTGAAATTGGCTCGGAAACTCAGAGCAATGCGCGCCGGCGAAACCGTTGACGGCGAAGCATTCGGAGTTATCAGCAAGAACCCGAAAATCGACTTTCCAATTCAACTCGATCTTTTATTGATCAATCCTGCGCTGGTCCAGAGTCCGGATTTTACATACGACGGAAATGACCTGAACACAGTCGATGGAATCAAGTATGACGAGTGGGGAAACCCGACAAGTTACTCGATCTTGACAAACAGTCTCGGCATCAGCCCGTCGAATTATAAAAATATCAACGCGAACGATATGGTCCATGTGTATCGATTGGATACCTGCGGACAGAAGCGGGGCGTATCGGAACTCACGCCGAGTCTCGAAATTTTCAATATTCTCCGACTGTATATTCTTTCGGTTTTAGATGCGTCGCAGACGGCAGCCGCATTATCCGGTGTCGCATATACGAGCGGGACGCCTGAAGAGTATGACGAGATGAGTCAATTCTTCGAATGGGAACTGGAACGTAATCAGATAATGTTCCTGCCCGAAGGATGGGACTTCAAACAACTCATCGCGGAGCATCCGAGCGCGAATTTTTCGGAATTCGTGAACACGATAGTCAATCTCGCGGCGCGCGCGATATTGCTGCCATACAATGTCGCCGCAGGTAATTCCTCTGAATACAATTTCGCTTCCGGTCGGCTCGATTTCCAGGCGTATCATACGATGATAAAAATCGTCCGGAGAGAATACGAGGAACTGATCCTGGACCGGTTGTTCTCGGAATGGTATAACGTTTATCTCGCGCGCGAAGCCAGACAATACAACCTTGATAGCATCATTGAATATCAATGGTTTTGGGATGGTTTCGCCGAAATCGATCCGCTCAAGTCAGCGCGCGCCGAAAGCGAGAAACTCGAAAACGGAACGACGACACTGGCACAACTCTGCGCCGAGAACGGCGAAGACTATCAGGAAGTTATCGCGCAGCGCGTCAAAGAACGAGCGCTGAAATACGAACTCGAAACGAAAGCCGGTCTCCCGCACGAGACTTCGAAAACGACTGAGCAGAAAGAATCGGAAGAAACCGAAGAGAAACAAGAAGAAAACGAAACCGCAAAGCAGGAAGCATAATGAGACCAGAATATATTAAATTCAATCTGTCGACGTTGATCGATGTCAATAACCCGGACAATATCACAGCCGAAGAAATCATCGAGGCAAAAGAGAATGGCGAAAAGCCGAAACTCCCGACATTCAAAATGACAGCCTATACAGGCGGGATTATCTCGCAGTGGTATGGAGATATCATTATCGATTTGGATGGTGTCAAAGCCGAAGTGCCGTTCGCGATCCTGTACGGACACGATATCAATGACCCGATTGCCCACGCGGAAACTGCCGAACGGCAGAAAAACTCGATTATTCTGAATGGTGTATTTTCTGGTTATGGTTATGCGCCGAACGCGGACCGCGTCGTCGGAATGTCAAAAAACCAATTCCCCTGGCAGGCGTCTGTCGGCGGGAAAATCCTTCGTCTTGAGGAGGGTCACGAAGGAAAAACTGTCGTGAACGGTATCAGTGTTCCGAAGGGAACCTATATCGCGCGCGAATTTTTAGTGAGAGAAACATCAGTAACCGCCGTTGGGGCGGATAAGGATACACGGACAAAAATCGCAGCCAGTCATCAACACCAGGGAAAGGAATTCATTATGGGATTCGAAGCATGGCTCAAAGAAAAAGGTTTTGTGCAGGCAGACCTGAGCGACGAACAACTCGCAACGCTCAAAGCGGCCTGGCAGTCGGAAACAGCGACACCGGAGCCGACGCCGGTGCCTGACGTTCGCGCGAATGGTGAATCGACTCAGACCCCGGAACCGGCCCTTGTAGCCGCGTCCGTTGACCTGGGCGATATTCGCGCGGCGCATGTCAGCGAGATGCGTCGAATCCAGCAGATCAACAAAATCTGTGGGACGGAATTCGCTGATATCGCGGCGAACGCGATTGAGAACGGGAGCGAACCCGTTGTCGTGGAGAATCTGGTTCTCAAGGCGAAACTGAAAAATCGGCCCGAATCGTTCAACGTGATTGCGCACCAGACGCCGGATCGCGAAAGCCGGATCAAACAGATCGCAGCCGCAGCCTGTATGACGGCCGGCATCGAGGAAAAGACGATCCTGAAGGATTACGGCGAACAGACTGTTGAAGCCGCGTACACGATGAGCGGGATCTCGATCCGCGAAATTATCGCCGAGGCGATGATCGCGGATGGCCAGCGTCCGCCGAGGACGTTCGGAAACGGGAAGGCGTTCATCGAGGCGGCCGTTACCGTCGTATCGCTGCCCGGCATCTTCGAGGATGCGATCAACAAGACGATGCTGCAGGCGTATGGAAGTGTCGATAAATACGCCGATATTCTCGGGAGCGCCAGCCAGACGAAAGACTTCAAGCAGGCGACGAGACACCGTCTGCTCGGAACCGGCGCATGGAATCCCGTTACGGATGGCGGCGAACTGAAACACGGGAAACTCGGAGAGCAGAAATATACAAACCAGGCAGAGATGTATGGCCAGATTATCGTCTTGACCCGGAAGGATATCATTAATGACGATCTGAATGCTTTCCTGAGTCTCCCCAGGGACATGGGGCTCGGCGCCGCGACGCTCGTCGATGAAAAATTCTTCGAGGCGGTTCTCGGTTCGTCCGATTACACCACCGGCAATGGTAACTATAAGGCCGGCGCGGACACAGCCTTCGGTTTCAGCAGCCTGTCGGATATCATGACCTATTTCCGGAAGATGAAGGTCGGTCCGACAACGAAGGCGAAGGACAAACGGCTGATCAATATCAAGCCGAAGTACCTGGTCGTCCCGGTCGAACTCGAAACCTCTGCGAATAAATTCGCACGCGATGCGATGCTCATCACCGGCGAAGACGCGACGATTGGCGCCGAGAACCCGTTCAGGGGCAAATTCACGGTCGTTTCTCCGCCGCATATCAGCGACGCGGATTACACCGGATATTCGGCGAAAGCCTGGTATCTGTGGGCGGACCCGAAGATGGTTTCCGCCTTCGATGTGGTGTATCTCAATGGCGTCAAGACGCCGACCATTTATCGCGTTCAGACGCCGGCGAATATTCTCGGCGCCGGTTGGGCGGGGTACATCGACTTCGGCGTCGCGGCGCAGGATTACCACGGCAGCGTCAAGTTCAAAGGCGAAGCGTAAACCCGGTTTTTCGGAGACGAAAAAAACACATACGAATTTCTGAATTTCAGGAAAGGAATCAGTTATGACACAAGCAGAAGGAACGGTTCAGGAAGCCGGCACTATTGATCGTGAGGTATCGGCGGATCGGACAGCGAACTACCTTAAGACGTTCGGGAAGGGCATCAGCCTGCTGCTGCGCGATACCGAATCCGGCGATGAAGGTGCGTTCTCGATCCAGAATGCTTACGAGTTTCCTCGTGAGCAGGACACCGCGTTTACAGTCGGTCAGGACGCCTGGCTCGATACAAGCGCGACGCCGGAAGGCGGAGCGGCGACAGGCGCAGCGGTCGATAATGACGGCGGCGGTCATTTCCCGTATCTCGGTCGCGTCATCGAGGCGGCTGCGGACGATGCGGCGACGACAACCGTCAAAATCAAAATCGAGAAACCCGCCGAACAGTCGAAAGCGGTTCTTGGTGGCGCCGGAAATCTTCTGGTCATCCAGCAGGATTTCACTGACGCGGACGGGGACGTCAGTGTGTTCGGGACAAGCGGCGCGCCGAGAGCGCTTCGCGTCATCGACTTCATCTGCGAAAACCAGGCGGCGAACGGCGCGAACGCGAACACCGTCCAGTTGTGTGCGGCGGCGGCCGGCGCATCAGCGATCAGTGACGCTCTGGCCCTGAACGGCAAGGTCGACACCGATATTGTCCGAGCGGCAAATATCGACGACGCGAACGCGTCCGTCGCGGCTGGCGGAGCGCTTTACATCGACGTCACGAAAGTCGGTGGTACGATGGGCGGACGCTGCACCATATATGCCGTTCCCGCATAGGGAGAGGCATAATGCCGTCTGACGTAATGGAATGGGCAAATAACTGGCATGCCGAATTCCGAAAAGAACAGGCATCCAGGATGGTCACCTATAGGCGCGGATCAGACACAGTAGATGTCGCCGCGTCTATAGGCCGGACCGAACACCAATTCATTGACGAACACGGCATCGTTCGCATCTGGCAATCCCGCGACTATCTTATTCTCACTGAAGACCTGATTATCGGCGGAATCCAGGTCGAACCTGCAGCGGGGGATGTGATCGAAGATACAGACATAAATGGAGACCCGATCAACTACAAGGTAATGCCGATGGACGAGGAAGCATCTCGTTATTCGGATAAGTACGGGAAGCGACTTCGAGTTTATACGAAACGGATTGACTGATGGCGGATTCGATTACGATAACACTTGCTGATGATTTGCAGACGACGCTTACTGCACAGTTTTCGTCTGAATTTTCGTCAGAAGTCGTTCTCGAACGTGAAATTTCCGAAGACGATATCGGATCAAGTCTCCAAGCGAAAATTATTCCGATAGCCCTGGAGAACAATGAACGAATATCACGCGGAAAACATAAACAGATTTATAATTTCAAAATATTTTTCGGGAAGGTGATCGAGAAAACGAAGGCAGCCCTGGATGATAATATTAAAATCATTGAGGATGTAATTGAGTATCTCGGCGGGATCGCTTTTGTCATCAATGGCCAGAAGGCGACACCGATATCAATTCAGGCCAGCCCGATATATATGCATGATGGATTTCGGAAACAGGGACATTTTGAAAGTATTATTGATATTCAATATATCTATTTCAGAACGTAAGGAAACAACCAATGACGAATAACACGATAATGCGGGAAGTCAGCGTCGCGGCGGCCTATGCAGCCCTGAATTCTGATTCGCTTCATGGGACTGTGGATATTTCTTGTCCGCCGACGAACGCGGCGGTCGTGTATTTTTTGGGCGACGATGGAAACGACGTTCCATGGCAGCCCGGCGAATGGCATACGTTCAAAAACGTCGATTTGTCGGAAATTCAAATGAAGGGAACTGTCGGCGATACGATTACGATTGTCGGTTATGCTGGCGGATTTGAGCAGTAATTAAATCAAAAAAAAGTATCGGAGATAATTATGCCATACGCAGTGATGTCGGACCCGAATAAACTCGGTTGGTACGTTGACGGAGCAGCACTCGCAGCCGCACATCCGACAGCGGACGACGGAGATTGGGCGATTGTCGGTGATACCGACAGTGTATGGATTTGGGACAGCGACACGGGAACGTGGAAAGATTCCGGACATAAGCCCGGCGTCGATTCTTTCAATACACGGACCGGAGCGGTCGTCCCGCAGGCCGGCGATTATACAGCGGCCGACGTCGGCGCAGACCCGGCAGGGACAGCAGCGGCAGCCGTCAGCGCGCACGATGTAGCATACGCGCACGCAGACATAGCGTCGAACTCTTCACACAGAACCGGAGACGGATCGGATCACGCAGACGTTGCGGCGAATACTGCGGCGATATTAGCGAATACGATCAATATTGCTAATCACGTGTGGGTTGACAAAAATGGTTCCGATGTCACGGGAGCGATGGGTTCTCCTCAAACACCATTCGCAACTCCCGTTGCCGCTTGGGTAGCGATTAAAGCGGCGTCCATAGCGAATGGTCGGTCATTCGTAATGCATCTGGGACAGGCGGATATAAATAATAAATGGAATTGGGATTTTACGCTTGATGCTAATGATCGAGGGTTGCATATAGTCACCGACGATATAGCGGTCGGTGGACCGGATGCGGTGATCGTAAGAGGTTCACTGATTAATAATCAAACCACTCCGACGCTCCCACAAGGGTATTTGGAGATTACTGGTGTAAGATGGGAAATTCCATCGGGGAAAACATTGTCGCTGTCAGGTGATTCGGATAGTTACACACGTATATCGAACTCAATTATTGTAGCATATTCAGGATCGACGGTCACCGATATTGCTGGAAGAATTGCGTCTTGGTTCGGGCAGATATTCTTTTCCGCAGATGTCACGTTGCTATCCTCTGCAACAATATATGTTGGATCAGGAACCTTCTATGCGAGTGCATCGGTTACTGAGAATAGTGGGTATTCTATTACTTGTGATAATTTACCGTCAGTTGTAGGTTTCACGCCTACGAGTGGAAATTATCAAGACGGTTCTGGAACAGGTGAAATTCGTGGAGTAATAACTCCGACACAAATTGATTCAGCAGTCAGAAAAGATTATGCAGACGGATTGATAACGACACACGAGTCGGCGTATGCTCACGCAGACATAGCATCGAACTCTTCACACAGGACCGGCGACGGTAGCGACCACGCGGACGTTGCCAGTAATAATAATCATCGAGCCGATACGTCAAGCAATCCTCATTCTGTTGATTATACACAGACGGGCGCAGACCCGGCCGGATCAGCATCGGCGGCGGTTGGTTCTCACGAGTCATCGTATAATCACGATAATTTCGATGATGCTTATGCTCACGCAACGGGAGACGGTAGCGACCACGCAGACGTCGCCAGTAATAATAGCCACAGGACCGGCGACGGTAGCGACCACGCGGACGTCGCAACAAATACAGCGGCGATAGCCGATTTGAATGATTTGATTCAGACGGCATATTATTCCGTCGCTGACGAAGACGAGTTGAAAGCAGCACTCGATGATTTACAGGCTCGGTCTGGTTTTCGTGGCGATATTACAATCACGGCTAATATTTCTGCGAATGGTGATTACGATCCATCTGGCGCACTTGATAAAGATTTAATAATTCGTAGTCCTGAAAATTCAAGATACGAATTAGAACTCGGAAACGGATTTCTTCTTTATACCGAAGAAGATGGGCACACTTTTAAGTTCTTTAATCTCGATCTTGCAATCGCCGGAACAGCAAGTCCTGTACTCGAATGTCGTGGTGGAAACACCGGCGAACCAGAAAATGTTCTGAACATTATTTTTCAGAATTGCGATATTACGAACACAGCAAGTTCTTCGACACGTTCACTATGTTATCTTGGTTACACCGGAACTCTGAATGTAAAACTTATCCAGAGTTCTTACGATGGTTCGGGAGTAACAAATTCGTTGTTTGCCCTGACTGGAGGTAACGATGGTCATACGGCATTACAAGGGATCAACATTGAGGTTATCAATTCAGACGTAGATGGTCCATTTGTCCATCGGCAGTCTAACTATCCTTCGGTATTCGTCAGGGTTATAAACTCCGCGTTCGCAGATACCGCCGGGAATGGGATATGGCGTTCAGATACGTATCCCGGAACTCCGGTAAGACCCGGTGGATCATTTACGGTCTTGTATGACCGGAATAGCCGAATGAATAAATCCTTACTCTCTGGATCAACAGAGGAAATCGTTTTCCGAACTCTGGGAACGAACGATACCGGTGAAGAAGATTTCGATGATGTGTTTACAGTCACGTCGAATTCCGAATTGGAAACCGCACTTACAGCGATCCGCGATACGGCATACATTAACAAGGCAAAGGTCATCGTCGATACCGGAACTGGCTCCGCAATCGACATTGATGAATACTGGGATTTTGTCGGAAAAGAAATTTTGTTCTGCGGTGTTGATGACCCTGATTGGGTAACGCCAGCCGGGAGTTACGATCAACGTTTCGATAAGGTTCCTGGTTGTCAATTACAGTTGACAGATTCAACAGGGGCCTACGGTATTTCTCTTGAAGGCGGAAAACTTCGGTTCGGCAAGAACTTATATGTATATCTCTCAACTACGTCAGACGACGGAATCGTTACAAAAACAACTTCAACTGCTGACTGTGAAATTGTTTTTGAAGACGGCTGCTACGCCTGCAAATATTACGGCGGCGGGGAATTTATACGGCATCAGGGTTCCGGAAAAATGTATGGCGTCGTTGAAAAGGGCGCAATGCTCCTTGACATTGTTGCAGGAGATAGCGCATTCTTTACAACGAACGAGGCAACGAATGGTTCGGTAATATTCCTCGATCATTTCGGTTGGTGCAGTGGGACGCTTGCAAAAGTTTCTCACGGAACAAATGCCGCGTATGTTACCTGCTATCCGGGTTCCGTTGTTCAGCCGAATGAAAATGCGCTCTACTGCTGGAGTGATTATTCAGATACCGGCGAATTATACGTTAGTATTTTCTCGGATAACGTATCCTTGAAATCTGATACAACTCTTGCAGAGACACCGAACTTTTATAATTATGTGAAGACGGTCCCGAATCCTGTCGGTGAACTTGCAGCGTCTTCATCGGTCGACTGGGACATTGCGGCTGATGGTGAGATAATGACAATCGAACTTGACCTTGCAATGACTTATCTGAACATACCAACGAATATTCCGATAGGGAAACGGCTGCTTCTCATTCTTGAGCAAGACGCAACCGGAGGTCGTGAAATTACTTTTGGTAATTATAACGGAACACTCGGTGGCTTTGGAGTCGCCTGGCAATCTGGAACTACAAGCAGACTGACGTTTTCAAGTTCCGAGGACCTGTCTGCCTATGCAGTCGGAGACCGCTTAACAATCGCTGGCGCAACAAATGAAATTTGGAATTGCGGAAATCTTGAAATTACCGCAATCAATGATAGCAGTGATTACATTGATTTTATTCACCCACTTGTTACCGATGCGACATACGATGAGACAGGTGGCGGCTCTGATATTTATGCAATCCGTCCAGGGTACACATTTGAACGCGGAGCGCTTGGATGGATTAATTTTGAGCCGAATTCTAAAACAATGATTGAAATGATTTCAATCGACGGTGAAACATTGCTTTGTCGCCAACTCGCAGAATTCGATGACGCTGACGAATTGCATTATCCAGATATCGCGTATAAAGGGTGCCTGGAGGAAGACTTCGGCGGAATGTATGCAACTGAAACAAACGGATGGTCCAAAAATGGATGGCGTCTTTATTGCACTGGAACCGGTTCCGAATGTGACCCGGACGATACCGAACAGGACGACACACATTTCGGAATTGTGAAACTTCTCGTTGATAACAACGAAGCAGCCGGTCGCGCATATGTCCGATACGCTCATTACGATACGGCATTCAATGATTTTATAACGCTCGGAAATTCCAGACTCGCAATGGCGACCGAAGTGATGGTAAAAGGATTCGATTCTGCGCGAAGTCAAATTTATCTTGGTTTTATGGACGATGCAGACCCATCCAGCATAGCAAACGGAATCTATCTTCGCGCCGATCAGGAATCAACGTGGCACGCGGTAGTCGAAATCGGTGGAGTGACGACGGGAGCCGTGGTGGATACCGGAATTCCTGTAACTGACGATGAATGGATACTCGCAAAGTTTGTAATAAATCCGTTGAGTAATTCAGTGAAATTCATCATCGGTGATTTGGTGGTTGCCAAAATTACTATAAGTAGTCTCACAGCGAATTTATTCCCGGCATATATCATCCGGAATAATTCGACTGGTGGCTCTGGTGACGGTGAATTGCATGTCGATTTTATCTGTCTCCGATACAAATTCTTAACAAGACGGGATGCATAAATGACCGATTCAGTACGCAATACAATCACGGCGAAAACTCGCGTCCCGATAGGAACCATCCTTACAATCGGCGGGATACTCGTCGCGGCCGTTATTTCATTTGCGGCTGTCAAGAGCCGGACCGAAGTCAATGAGGAAAAAATAAACGCGACAAACCAGCGCGTTGACAGACTGGAGAACCAATTCGACAGCATCGATTCGAAGTTGGACAACATACTACAATCAGTTAAGAACTGAAATCATTCCATAACGAAAGGACACCAGAATGACAACCACAGTTAAACTCGGTATGAATGCATGTCTCTACCTCAATGAAGGGACTGCTGGCACCCCGTCCTGGACAAAGATGGGGAACGTCAAAGACCTGACGATCAACCTGGAGAAGGGCGAAGCGGATGTTACGACACGGGACAATAACGGCTGGCGCGCGACAGCCGGAACGCTGAAAGACGGAACCGTCGAATTCGAGAGCCTGTGGATCTCGGAAGACGCAGCGTTTGCGCTGATCAAAAACATTTATTTCAAGGACGAAAGCATCGAAATCGCGGCGATGGATGGTCCGATTGACGAGGCCGGAAGCGAGGGACTGCGCGCGACGGTCGTCTGTACGAACCTGTCCCGTGGCGAACCCCTGGAAGAGGGTATCGCGGCGAATATCACGCTGAAGCCGACACAGTCGGATACTGCGCCGTACTGGTATGAAGTCGAAGCAATCGACGCCGCAGAGCCGACAACGGCAGCGCCGGCAAATTTGTATTATGACGCAGTCGCGGAAGAAGCGACTTTTACGGCTGGCGGAAATACATTCATCGGCCGGACCGTCGAAGACTACACGCTCGGCGGAACACTCGTTTATTTCGATTCGACGGCGGACGAGGTATAGAAATATACCCCCTTCTAAGTAGGGAACGTCCCCCATGCTATAAGACGTTCCAACGAAACGTACCCGTTCGCAGGGGGACGCACGTGAAGCGTCCCCCTTTTTTTACGAAACGCATGAACAAGGAGAAGCACCATGCAATCGTTCATAGACAACAAGGGCAGAAATTGGGAACTCGAAATCAATATCGCGGCGATAAAACGTGTCCGTGATATTTTGGATTACGATCTCCTGGGAACAATGAGCGTTGACGACAGCAGCGTCAAGCAATTGACAAATCTGCTTATCGATCCGGTACTCGCTTGTGATATCATATTCGTGTTGATAAAACCACAGGCGGAAAAACATAGTCCACCGGTTACGGATGAAGATTTCGGTGAAGCGATGCTTGGAGAGGCATTGCATAGCGCACAGCAGGCGCTGATCCAGGAGATTATAAATTTTATCCCGTCCCCGGATCAGCGGAAAGCGACCGGGGAAGAAATCAAAAACCTTCTGAAAGTTCAGAAGAAGGCGATGCAGGCTATAGTGAAACGGATGACCGATCCGGTTCTAGAACAGTTCATGACGGAAACGATGGAGCGACTGACAAGCATCGATCCGAAATTTCTGGACGAAGCCAGGGAAGCGGTCGAAGCATCTATGAATTCTGTTGGAGACTCGCAGGCATAATCGGAATTGATCCGAGACCGTTTACATTGAGAGAGATTTTATACATGTGGGACGGTAAGAACGAATTCGAATGGTCGCAGACATCCAGCATAATGTGTTTGATGGCAAATATTAATCGCGATACGAAGAAACGAAGCAAGCCGTTCACGCCTGACGATTTCAAACCAAGTAAAACGACGAAACAACGGACAGTCTATCCGATAGAAACTTTCCGAGACGTGTTCGTCGCCGGAAACGTCGCACCAGGAAACGCGCTACGAGCGAGCAAGAAAAGAAAAATCGCCAAGCGCAGAGAACAAGAGAAAGGATTACGGAAATGAAGTCAAGACGATTTTACTGGTTGCTGCTCGCAATGCTGGCAGTCACTACCGAAGGATGTTGGCTGGTCGGACCTGGAAAAGAACAGATCGAAACGCTCGAAAAGAATCTCGAAGTCACTAAATCAATGAGCAGGGAACTCGAACTCCTGCGCCGCGAAGCGGAACAGAAAGCGAAGGCACTGAATGACCAGGCGCAGAAACTCGCCGATAAAGGACTAATCGAAGAAGCAGCGAAGAAGGATCAAGAAGCGGCCGAAATTCAACTTGTCGCGGACGGATACACATCGAAAATCGATGAACTCGCCAAAGCCGAACGACGGATAAACGATGAACTCGAAAAAACGAAAATCGAAGCAGAGAAATCAGATACAGTTAATGGATGGCTTACCAGCCTGCTCGGATTGGGCGGCCTGGGATCAGCAGCAGTAATCTGGAATCGCATACGCGGATTTTTGCAGAATGTCCGGAAAAAAGATGATTTCAGCCTGGCAACAATACGCGCCATCGATCAGTTCCGAGAAGAACTGCCACCGGAACAAAAGGAAAAGTTCAAACTGCTTCTACAGAATGCACACAAGAGTCATGGAGTTTCGGATTTCGCAAAACAATTGGTGAATGCAACGAGATCATGATATATTGGATTATAAAAGACCGACAGACCGGTCGACCGTTGTCGGGGATTAAGAAGGGGACGCATAATCTGTTTTACGATAGCCAGCGTCCCCTTCTGTTCCCAGGCAGAGCAGCCGCAATTGCATATCAATGGAGTTTAGAGAGCCGAGATCGCCAGGAGACGAAAGTGGAACGGTACGATGGCAATTAATATCAAGGGCATCCAGGTCGGATCGAAAGTCGACTTCTTGTTTTTCAATGACAAGAAGGTGATCGCGCGAATGAATAGCGCTGCCCGGAAGGTGCTTTCTAAAATCGGATCGCACGGCCGTCAATATATTCGGCGGTCAATGAAATATTCAGCGTCCGAGGAAGACAAGAAACGCCGACTGCAGAAACGACTGGACGATGGAAAAATAAAGCCTGAAGCCTATAAGCGTCGTCTCGAAAATATATCCGAAAAGGCATCCCCCGAAGGAACACCTCCATATTACCATACACGCGGTTTCAATATCCGGAACCGTATATTCTTCGGTGTTGACCGACATGACCTGAACGTCGTTATCGGGTTTTTGAGACGAGACTCGCAGACAGCCAGAATACACGAAGAAGGCGGAAAGAAAAAAGTATATGTCAGACAGCCAAACTGGAAACTGAAGGTTGGCGGACATGGCCCGGTCCAGGTCATATCAGGTGGCCTGAAGATAACGAAACTGAAGACAGACAAACAGGTCTCACGCGCGAAACGGATCGCGCGTCAATATAAGGTGAAACCAGGAGCGTCCACGAAGAAGACTGCGTCGTATCCGAAGCGGCCGTTCCTGGACCCGGCACTGAAGCGCAACCGAAATGAATGGTTGAAAATGTTTCGCGGATCAATCTAAAGGAATAAATGAATGGTCGCTGGAAATTCAATCAGAGCAGGCGGAGCATATATAGAACTGTTTCTCAAGAAGAATCGGTTCACGACAGGACTGAAGCAGGCATCTATGCAAATGCGCCGGTTTGCTACCGGCGTCTCGCAGATCGGCCGAAGCATGCTGAAATTATCAGCAGCGATGAGCGTCCCGTTTATCGCCGGCGTCAAGGCATACAGCGAATTCGAAAAACAAATGGCGCAGGTATCGACGATGCTGGATGAGCCATCGAAGTATATGGACGAATTCAATTCCAGAATCCGACAAATGTCTGTCGAGTTCGGCGAATCAACTGAAACGCTGGCAAAAGGATTATATGATATTCTGTCCGCATCGATAGAGCCGGCGAAGGCACTGGACGTTCTCGCAGTATCGACACGCGCCGCGAAAGCCGGTCTGACGGACACAGGCGTCGCTGCTGACGCGATCACGACGATCCTGAATTCATACGGCATCAATGCCGAGAACGCCGCAGACGTATCAGACTGGCTCTTCCAGGTAGTCAGGGCAGGAAAGACGACGTTCGCTGAACTCGCACCGAGTATCGGCAAGGTTTCATCTATCGCGGCGAATGCAGGATTGTCGATGGATGAACTCGGCGCATCTATCTCGACTATGACACGAAACGGCGTCCAGACCGAGAACGCGATGACTGCTGTTGCGTCGGTAATCAAATCATTCATCAATCCATCGAAAGAAGCAGAAAAAGAAGCCGCGAAACTCGGTATAAATCTTTCGGCAGTCACGCTTGAGACGCGCGGACTACGTGGCGTTTTCGAGGATATCGCCGGACTGCCTCCGGATGCTATCGCTAAATTGTTCCCGAGTATAAGAGCGCTGCGAGGTGTTCTTCCTGCCCTGGGGGATTTGGAAGGTTTCACGAAAGACCTGAATGATCAAGCGACGCGGACCGGGAAAGCCGGCGAGGCATACGACAAAATGGCTGCGACGATTGCGTTTGCGTTCGGGAAGATCAAACAGGCCGGCGTTGAGGCATTACGTGTTATCGGCGAAGCACTGGCTCCTGACGTTTCACAATACGCGGAGCGTCTCCAAATGATCGTCAAGACAACGATCAAATGGATGAAGGAAAATAAAGACCTTATCAAGCAGATTGCGAAAGGCGTCGTTGTCATTGGGACGCTTGGATCGGCGCTTGTTGGCGTCGCATTTTCAATCGGAGTTTTTGGTGTTGCCCTTGGCGGCCTGGCTTCGATTGTAGGGATCGTCGGAACGCTTGTCGGCGGTCTGGCTGGTCTTATGAGCGGTCTTATCCTGCCCGTAGGGGGCGCGACAGCAGCGTTCACGCTGATGGGCGGGACTATCGGGCAGATATCGAAAGTCGCCGGAGACGCAATCGGGTGGCTTACCAGGAAATTTGATATACTGAAGGAAGACGCACTCGTCGCGTTCCAGGCGATAAAAGACGCAATGGCTGCCGAAGACATCGGTCTCGCTGCGAGAATACTCTGGCTGACGCTGAAAAAGGAATTCAGTCGTGGCGTAAATTTCCTGCGCGGTTATTGGATTGATTTTAAATCATGGTTTATCGACATTTGGACGAAAGCGATTTATGGCGTCTTGAAAATCGGATCAAGTGTCTGGACGAAACTACAGCAATCCTGGAATTCGTTGATCGCAGGTATGGCGATGGCGCTTAATGAGTTCACTGCTGATTTTAGACAATCCTGGAATAAACTTAACGCCTGGGTGGAATCACTCTTCACGCGCATCTTGATGTGGGCGAACGATGCCGATAAGGAAGCGCGCGACGCGGCCGTCCGACAAATCGAGACTCGAGTCGAAAAAGAAAACAAAGCGATCCGCAAAGCGGCCGATCAGGAAAATATCCTTATAGACCGGCAGCGCGACCAGAAGAACAAGCAACTGGAGAACGAACTTCAGACAGATATCGAATCGTATAAATCAGCGTCCCAGGCGGAACGCGACGTGAACAAAAAGCGCTATGAGCAGGAGAAGAAAGATTCAGAAGATGCCCTGATCGAAACCAAGCGTCGATGGGAGGCCGTTATCAAAGAGGCGCAGGAAGCCAGAACAGAGGCGGACCGACGCAGAGAGGAAGAACGCCAGGCGGACGAAAAGCGCGCAGACCGGCCGGACCTGAAATCCGTCGAGCAGGCCGCAGAGGAAACCCGCAGTAAATTTAATGATATAATGAAGACAATGAAAATAAAAGCGGACGAATTGAAAATGACCGCACTCGGAACGTTCAATATATCAGCGATCCAGTCTCTCGCAGGCGGACCGACAGAGCAGCGTATCGCGGTCGCGACAGAACAGACTGCCGAGAATACGAACGAAATCATCCGGCAGGTCAAGAAGAACAACAGGACAAACAACGGAGCAACATTCTCATGAGCACCATTATTATAACAGTCGCGGAAAAATATTCGAAGCGCGAATTCCAGGCAAGCGATAGTGGTGATTCGATTTATACGACCGAATATCTTATTGAAGGTACCGATCTCGAAACGGATGCCCTGCAGGCGCTTGAAGACAATACATCCAGCCAGATCAGCGTCAATAATATCCAACTCTATAAACAGTCACCGTCGATCCGTCAGACTGATAACTATCGCTGGATCGGCGAAGTCGAATATAAAGAACTCGGATTGAGTTCTTCGTCTTCTGATGCGAATTCGTTCGCGTTTCAGATCGGGACCGAGACCAGACATATTACACAGAGCCTGGAAACGGTCGGATCATACGGCGCCGGCGACAATGATGCGCCTGATTTCAAGGGCGCAATCGGGATTACGCCGGACGGCATACAGGGTGTTGATATCATCGTCCCGACATTTAGATTTTCAGAACAGAAAATCATCTCTGCCGGTAGCGTTTCGATGCAAACGCTTCGAGAATGGGCGCAGATATGCGGGACCGTCAACAACGGAACCTTCAAGACGTTCAGCAAGGGAGAGGTGTTATTCCTCGGCTGTAGCGGATCGCGCCGCGATGGGGAAGCGTACGATATTACGTTCCATTATGCAGCGTCTTTCAGTAAGGCAAATTTCCAGGTCGGTGACGTCGATGTTGCAAACAAGGAAGGTTGGCATTACCTGTGGGTTTTGTACGAAGACGCAATCGACGACGCGAAGGAATTTATTGTCAAGCGGCCGAAAGCCGCCTATGTTGAACGCGTCTATGAGTACGGCGATTTCGGAATTCTCGAAGTCGGCGGAGTTTCGCAATATACGCCTGGCGGAAGTTGGCTTCCAGGCGATTGATTTTCGGAGAATAACATGGCAATCAAATATTACACCGGACAGGCGCCATACATCGCGCAGTACGCGCAGAGCGGAGCACTGAGCCTGTATGCTGACGGCGGGGACCAGGTATGCGCAGTCAGGCTGACGATCAATGGGATCACCATTGAAGTCGAAGGACGTGATCCGACAGCAACCATCGCGCGCGACGAAGCGGTGCGCGAATTGATAAGCGCCGTGAATCAGTCGGCCTATGATTACTTCAAGGCGATTTATATTACAGGCGTCGATATCGGTGGCGATGACCTATATGATGTTTTCCAGGTCCATGCCAGAATCGCCGGCGTCCCGTTCGAGGCGACCGGACAGACGGAGATATCATCCGGATCGTGGTTGTCGCTTGCGATCAATGATGTCGTTGAGAACAGCAGCCCCCAGGACGTTCGGTGCGCGGCGAATTGGAGCGGCGGGACGCTTCCGACAGGGGGTGATACAATCATCTTCGCGGACAGCGACGTCGATATTGCCTGGGGACTGGATGAGTTTGCAACGACGATATTCGCCGGCGTTGAAAAATCAGCAACGTTCACGGGAAGGATCGGTCTTGACTATCTGAATTTTGCGAAGACGCCAGACGCGCGCCAGGTCTACGCGAATACGAGCGAATACCGACAGAATTACTTCCAGTGTCAATGTAATGGAAGCGTCCGGATCGGTACCAGGCAGGGAGTCGGAAACGCGGATAGTGCGCGCGTTATGTTCGATTTCAATGGATCGTCGCCGGAAGTTTATGTCAACGGTACTGCCGCGAGGTCATGCGACGTCGGCCGACCAGCAGTCCGTATAATGCCCGACGCGTTCAATATTTTCATCCAGGACTGCCCTGGTGGTGTCGGTCTTGGCGATGAGGTACCCGACGAGAGCGGGACGATTACGAAACTGACATTTCTGCCGACAGGTCGGAACTCCTGGATCGTGACAGGATCAAATACGAAGATCGTGACATACGTCCACCGCGAAGGACGAGCGCTGATCAAAGAGACGACCGATATGACATCGGCGACCGTTGATGGTGGTATATGTGAATTCAGAGGCGATGGAGATATCGATGACTTATACACTAACGGCGGGGACATATATATCCATAATTATTACAGCGGGGGCAATGACGTCGATAACCTGCACTTCAACGGCGGCCGGATAGATTTATCATATCGGTCGCAGCCATTGACGGTCGATGAAATTCATGTCGGCGATATGCTCAATCGCGGAGAGATTATCGCGCCGGACGATATGCTGGTGATTACAACCGGAATCAATTGGGATGGAAAAATCAGTCTGATAAATCGAAAGGCATCATAATGTCGAAAACCTGGAAACCCATCGCGGAAAAAATAACGCAGGAATACACGACGACAGGTCTGGACAAGACCGGGACGACGTACACGGAAATCAGAGCGATCATCGGTGGGATAACTATCGACGGTGGCGCCGGCACGACGTTCGAGGATGCCGTTAACAATTTCATCACGCGCGTCGGCGGGAGCATCCATCCGTATTTTTCCGCGATAGACTGGTCGTCGAACGAATACTCAAGCGGCGGGACCGACTACATCCAATTCATCGCGACCGGAAAAGTATCAGGCGTCCCGTTCGATTGTGATATTTATTATTACAACTCCGGGACACTGGCATGGGACTCGATAGTTTGGTGGACGGCTATCGACGCCGATGGCCCGAATTTTTATGACAATACTCTGAATTGGGCGGAAGGCAGCCTGCCGACGACCGGGGACCAGATATTTATCGGGAATACGAACGAAGGCATCTGTTGGGGGATGGATGGAAGTATCGCGCTCGTCGACGAGATATTCATCTATAAATCCTTTACCGGGAACTTCGGGATCAATCCGTACTGGTTCACGACGGCGGCCGATGGATCAGCCGGCGATACATCTATCGCGGATTACAGGGAGCATCTCCCTCCGATCAAGACGGACGACGAATGGTATATCGGTCAGGGAGCCGGCAACGGGAGTCCGCTCCTGAACCTCCGTTGTTCGGGGAGCAGCGCCGACGTCTATGTGTATGGGACCGCACCCAGGAGCCGGTCGGACCGGTGGCGCGCCGTCAATATCGACACCATGACCGGAATTCTCCAGGTCACCGATTGTCCAGGCGGGATCACCGTGATCGACGGAACACTTTCAAACGTTAATTGTACGTCAGCGAACGGTCGAGGCGAAATCTACCTGGACGCGGGGACGACGCTGACGGCCGGAGACGTCGAGAACTATGGCTGTAAACTGACGGTCGAGGAAGCCACGAATTATGATTTCGTAAATTATGGCGGAACGTTAACGATCCTCGGCACAGGAGAGGTCAGCAGTCTGATAATGTGGGGCGGGAGAGCATACGTTGACAATGACAGCCCGACGCAGGAGATAAGCGGACTGTTGATCCACGGTGGTATCCTGGACCTGTCGCACCGTGTTGACGACTGCGACATTGATGATGCGTACTTTTATGCGGCGACCGAAGACTACTCAATTGTTACACCATATCGCGGATGTTTCAATCCGACGACGACGCACATCAAAGGACCGCTCGAATGGGTTTTTAATTAATGCCAGTACAACCAGGTGATTCACTCAGTAAAATCAAAGCCACCGAATGGAACGCCGTCCGAGACCTGGCTGCCGATATAAAGAGGCGACAGTTATCCGGATTTAATATTCCAGACATTTCAAGCGATCATACAGTCGTCCATGTATCAAACACCGGTGACAGTGATATTCCTGCGTATAGTACGATTCTGATCACTGATATTATAGCGCCGAGATCGGACGCCGGTCTGTTGATGAATCCAGCCGATCTAAACCGGAATATGCAATTCTCCGGAGAAAAATTCTATACAGATTATGACGTTCAGATGAAAACAAGCAAGACCGGGACGGACCCGAATTATACGATTACGAAAGAGCCTGAATTTTCATATAAAAAATACAGATACTTCCGCTTCGGAATTACGGTCGATCCGATCCCGGCCGGCGCGGCCGGAAGAGTATCAATCTACGGATTGTTTTATGCATGGGCGCAGAAAGATAAATTCTTCGGTGTGCAGAACGGAAAGAATTATCCGACATCCTATAGCGAGGAATGGACGATAACCGGCGCCGGCAGAGTCACTCATCGATACCGGCGCTGGCAGAAAACAGAATATACAAGATTCTATGGTGCGATCCATAATAAGTTCTATCTCCAAAAAGTCGAGTTTGGACAATGGTGGCAGTGGATCGAGGATCAGTATAACGCGACGTATGGTCACGCGAACCATAAATTGACCTATTACTACTATAGCCTGACACAGCCGCTTATCGAGATAGTCAGTTATACTGACATCGAGACGACGATTGAAGGCGAACGATGTGTTTTGATAATCGGTCGATGGCGCACAGGAATGGATTACAGCGAGATGACACTGAATCGGATAGCAACCTACTCATCTGAAATTTGAGGCACAATGAAACACGCGATCAAAGGCAATCCAATTAACCTGCAGGACAACGAAGTCGTCGAGATCACCGACGTCGCGGACATAACAAACCGGAACGGGATCTCGCCGGCGATCCGGCGAATAAATGCGAATAGTATGTTGTTCGCCAGCAGTACATTTGATCGAGTTATAAAGCAATATTCCATCGTCGGAATTGAGACTGCGGACACAATACCGTTTGAATATAGATCATTAGGTTATAGGCCGGCATACGATAGCAGCCCGAACGATAGCCATATCGAATTCGCGTTTGACGATAAACCATTCAGCGTCCAGGGGCTCCGGGCCGTCAAGCCGGAATACTGGCATCATAACGGGATGATCGGAGTTCTGCAGTCCGATCTGGAACCTGATGGCGGAGCCTGGGCGCGGATATATGGCCAGACGCTCGCACTGGTTGATGTAAAATCGAAATTCTATATAGATGTCGGGATGCCAGACAAGGATTATTTTCCATTAGTACCGAAAGATTCATATCTGAATACCGATACAGAATTCGCCCTGGAATTAGATGTTAATCGCGCGACGTTGAATGATTACGGCGCGATCCGACTACTACACCCAGGGGCGGCCGTTATGGATTATGACGAGAGCGATCCGGCTGACACGCCGGAATACTATATTCCTGCGGGACCGCAGCATGCAGTCGTGTTCCTAGGGACTGTTCCGTCGATATTTTGGGACGAAAAATGGAGTAACTATTTGTTATGACAGATCTTCGCGCCGAAATATGGAACCGAGCGGTCGAAGCGACACGCCATCCGGCCGTCAGACAGCCAGAAATGCCGTTTCCTGCGCCCTACGGAATCGTGAGAGCGTATAACCAACACATCCCGAACGACGACGAGGGCGATACAGGAGAGCCAGAGTTCATTGTCAAGCCATTCCAGGCAGTATGGATATACCTGACATACGATCAACTGGAGAGCGAGAGCATCGATCTCCGCAGCGATCTGGATCGGATACCATACCGGATCGGTCGCGATCCGGTATATAGTACAATTTGGAATGTTGTCTCGAAACCGTTTTTCTACCAGTTAGGGATCGCGCAGGAACGGATCGAGCCAGGCGCCGTCGGTCGGATACGCGTCGAGGGGATAACGCTGGCTCGGACGTACAGGTACATCATCTCGGACCATACATTCCATTCGGGGCAGACGGCAGACAGTTATGAGGATTTCCCGTGGGCAGGCGTCCGGACTGATGGAATTATGTCGCCATATTCGACATCGCCGCAGATGGTCCGATTGATCAAACGGAACACGAGCGCCGTGATTACACAGGCAGAGGCAACCGATCTCGATAACCAGGTCGCGGACGCGATAGCAAAGGGGATCGAACCGCCGATTATTTACGATTACGGAATAATTACACTTCCGATATTCCCGACGTTTTAAAAAAAGTTTTTCTACACCAATTTTTAAAGTCGCAAAATTTGCAGCCGTTCAGCAGATTGAAGACGGTCTGTGCAAGCGAAAAAATAAATTGAAAAAAATACAATAAAATTGTAGTATTCTGCTTGCAATTATACAATCATAGTGTATATTACATATAGATCGGCCGAAAGAGGCGCGATAAAACAACCCAAAACCGGGGCAAAAAAGGGAGAAAAAAATGAACGCACTGAACGAAACAATCTACAACTGGTTTGGAATCCAATCAGAGGTTACATCTATGGATGATGTCACGCAGAGTGACTGCGAAATGTTCGCGGACGAATGGAACAACGGCGAACATGCGGATCAGATAGACGCGGACGATGTATATAATATCGTTCGCGGGATGATCGAGGACGATCAGTTCTAACAACCGCCCCACGGGGCAGAAAAAAGGAGAAGAAAGATGAAGAAAATCACAATCAACTTGACACAGCACAGTCTGACATCTGTCCAGCGCGCGGACGGTGTCCGCGACTGGCCGACGCCGGTCGAGGATGCGGAGGGTGGTCTTGACCACCTCCCGCAAAGCGCAATCAAAGAGATGCTGGTATTTGATGCCAGCATCATAGACCAACTCGCCGGCGACGGCAATCTGGAGGGGCACCTGGAGCGGAGAGCCGCAACGGTCGCCAGGGAGACCCGCGTCGCTGCCGACAAGATCGGTGCGGAGCGCGCCATGGTGGGTGGGGCGCCCTGGTTCCAGCCTTACCTCCTGGCGGCCCTCCGCCAGCATGGGCTCAAGCCCTGCTGGGCACTATCTGATCGACGGTCCGTCGAGCAGACCGTCGATGGGAAGACTGTAAAGAAAATGGTTTTCCAGCACGTCCGCCTGATATAGGCGGGCGTGTTTTTCCAGGTCGCCGATTGGTTCGACGCCTACGGCGATCTGATCGAGGATTAAGCCGCCCCCCACGGGGCAAAAAAGGAGAGCAACATGGACATTTACGCGCAAATGGCAAGAGAAACTGGACTTTCAAGAGATCGGCTTGTAATGATTACAAGTAATTTTATGAATGAAATTGATCTTCAGAATATCTGGGGAACCGACGAGTCTCTTCATGTTCGGGCGGCTACGATGCTCTACTATTTGGAGCATGAGAAAAGCAGAGACTCGGAGATTCTTTATAACATCATGGCGGACATCACATGCAACGCTGTTGGATTCAAATTCTAATCCTCCCGGTGTTCGGGAGGCCCCGTCGGGGGCGGAAAGGAAAAACAATGCTTGACTATCTCAAGAAAAAAACCAAAGAAAAAGGAAGTCTTCTAAAGGCTTCCAAAGAGATCGGAATTTCGCCGAATTATTTGTCAAACATTCTTAACGGCAATGTTTCAGTTATGGCGGAGACAATCGGAAAAATCGCGCACTACTGCGATTTGGATTGTTTTATGATTATCCAAAAAAATGGAAAAACATTAAGGAAACGGAAAATCCTGACCGATGAATGAACCAGGCGCAAAGGGCGAAACGCACCGCGACACGCGCAATCGCGCACCTACCGAGCGCATCCCGCCGCATATCTCATCAGCCTGGCCATCTGGCGGAGAGACCGATCTCCGCCAGATTTTTTTTGATAATTTCAGAAAATACACTGGATTTTATAAAAGTTTTCCTGGATAGTAATATTCGGATAGCAATGGGAACCGCGATCCACAGACAATTAGAACGACTACTCCCGCAGAGCCGGTTGTCTCCACCTACGCGGATTCCCATAGCCGGATTCCTGCGGGAGATTTTTATGAACGGAAACGCACCATGCCAAACAAAGAACTCCTGACAAACAGCCGAGCGTCAGCATTCAGGGAATGTCCACGGAAACATTTCTATCTCTACGAGGCGGGAATCCGTACAATCAAAACAACGGCGCCCCTTCGGTTCGGGAGCCAGTTTCACGAAGGCAAATACATATACAATATGACACGTGACTTGGAGGAAGCCATCCGAGTCGCAATAGAACCTTATATGTTCTATCCGCCCTGGATTCAGAGCAATGAAGACAAACGCGCATTCAACGATGAGCGCGTTATTCTCGCAGAACTACTCGCAGCGAATATCCTATATTGGGAAGACCGCGATCCGATAAGCATCCTGCATGCCGAGGAAAAATTCGAGGTGCCGATCTTCAATCCGACGACCGGCCGGAAGTCAAGAATCTTCGTCGCGGCCGGCAAGCGAGATTCAATCGGCGTCTGGCGCAACCTGAAAGTCTTGGTTGAATACAAGACAACATCGAGCGAGATCGGACCAGACAGTCCTTACTGGCAGCGTCTGATGATCGACAGTCAGGTCTCACATTACTTCCTCTCGGCCGAGATCGAGAAACTCGGACTGGATACAGTTCTCTATGATGTTACAATGAAGCCGAAATCCAACTTGGCTCACAGTCTCGATATTCCGGAATTGGATTACAAAGGACGGAAAATCCTTGTCTGGAAGGGGACCGAGGATCGCGTTTACAATCAAGACGGTGAAACCCCGGCACAGCGCGCGCCGAGAGGAAAAGCGGACCAGGTAGAACTCGTCACCAGGCCGGAGAAGGCCGTCGAGTTTGCACAGCGACTGCGCGACGATATCGATGAGCGGCCGGAATATTACTTTCAGCGCCGAGAGATCGCGCGAACCGAGTTCGATATCCGCGAATATCAGCAGGAACTCTGGCAGATCGCGCGCGCGATCCGTTCAGCACAGAAAGAGGGCGCCTGGTATAAGAACGGAAATATCTGTTTCCGATGGCACAAGACGCGCCCGTGTCCGTACTGGGACGCCTGCACGACAGGAATGAAACTCGAAGAAATGAGCGACTCGGAACTCGCAAGTTTCGGATTCGAACGAATCCAGAATGTACACCCGGAACTCGCCGAATAGGCGATCCATATAAACCATTTTCAAGGAAAGGAAATTGCTATGAGCGAAACGCCGAAAAAACCCACGCGCGACAGATCGAGACCAGTCACGGCCGATCTGCCGAAGCCGCGAAAACCGAAGGGAGAAAAGCGGCCGAAGAAAATGCTCTCAATGGGAGAGCCGGAGTTCATCACTCCGTCGATCATCATCCAAGCGGTCGAAGGATGGGGAAAGACAACCCTGGCAGCGAACGCGCCCACGCCCCTGGTTCTGCAGTGTGGCGGGGAAACAGGATATCAGACACTACTCAACGCCGGTAGTGTCCCGAAATGCTACACGGACCAGGTGGACGACTGGAAGGAACTTTTGAACTGGCTTGACGACATCGCGGACCCGGAAACGGACTACGATATCCAAACGCTGGTTATCGACAGTCTGTCCGGAGCATCGGAAATGTGCAGGGAGTATGTCTGCAATGAGAATTTCAAGGGGGATTGGGGGCACGGTACACAAACCGGATACGCCGCGTTCAACAAGGGCGACGGGAAAGTCGCGCCGGCCGAATGGAAAATATTCGATCAGAAACTCGGCAAGATCAATCGTCTCGGTATTATCGTGATCCAACTCGCCCACACCGCAATCGAGCGGTTCGAGAATCCCCTGGGCGAAGAAGAGGCGCGATACACCTCGTCCATCCCGTCCAAGTTTTGGGAACTCTCGAAGCGAAATGCGGATATTATCCTCTTCGGGAACTACGATCCGACGCGCGACGAAGACGGAAAGGAGAGTATGAACACATCGATCAAGAGAATTCTGCATAGCCAGTACCGGGACGCCTGGCAGGCAAAGAACAGATTCAACATGGTCCCGCATTTTGAAATCCCGAACGATCCTTCGGAGTCTTGGGAGACTCTGTGGGGCGAAATTCACAGGAACATTCGGCAGCCTGAATAATTAACAGGCGCCACAAACAGAACGAAACGAAAGGAACAAAAAATGAAACCAGGCAAGTACCACGGATTCCCGATGAGGAAATCAGAAGACGAAGAGGCAATTGTACCTCTCGCATTGAAGGACAGTCAAGGGACGAGGCTCGAATTCAAATTCACGGTTACGGACCGGTTCGAGAACGGCGATTACATCCAACTGGATGAACCGGTCGTCATTAAGGTCAGCGCCTTCCTTGACCCGTCGAATGAGAAATTCGAATCCAGTATCAAGCGCCTGAAAGGTTACGGATGGAACGGAAAAGTTACGCGCGAAGGAATCGAATTCTCGGACAAATTTTACGACGAAGGTCTCGCATTGGAATGTGTTCATAATGGTGACTTCGAAAACTGGTATTTCGCAAGCAGCCGGAACGAGATCTCCGGGCGGACAGCGAAGGCCATCGAGGAACAAATCGCAGCGATCCTGGCAAAAGCAGGAGACCTGCCGAAGGTGAAAGCGCCACCGCCCCCGAAGCCGTCCAAGACACCCAGGAAAGGCCCGAAGCGCAAACCACCGGAAGCACCCAAGAAGCCTACATCCAAATCCGAACCGAAAGTCGCGGCGACGACATACGATGAATGCTGGCAATTCTGGTGCGACACATTCGCCGGCGAACCACCCATCGATGTCTGGAATATGTATGTCGGACAGTACGAAGAGGACAACAACGTCGAGATGAACGACTTCGCGGAATCGGACTGGCAGGCAGTCGCAGAACTTGCAGAGATCGCCAAAAAATCCGGCGCAGACGCAGCGTTTTAGCCATTAGGCATAAACGACATTGCCCTGGGCGACTACAGTCGCCTGGGGCATACAATGAACGACAGAACCATGCTCAGACCATATCAGCAATCAGCGAAACTCGAAACGATTCGGAAACTACCGAGAAACCCGCTCCTGGTCAGCCCGACCGGGACCGGGAAAACACACATGGCAGTCGCTATCGCACGATCTCTTGGCGGCCGTATGCTGTGGATCGCGCATCGACGCGAATTGATATTCCAGGCCAGGGACCACTTGGCTCGGCATTATAGATCAAACGAGATCGATATTATAATGGCCAGCGAAGAACGCCGGCGAAATGCGATAGTTCACGTTGCGTCGATCCAGACTTTACGCAATCGAGAATTTCCAGACGTCGACGTAATATTCGTCGACGAGGCACACCATTCAGCATCAAGCAGTTACCGAAAAATATTCAACCAGCGCGCGCCCGTTATAGGATTGACCGCGACGCCATACAGACTCGATGGCAAGCCGCTTGCGATGTTCGGCGCAATAGTCAACGCTATCACGCCGGCGCAAGCAGTCGCGGAAGGGTACCTCATGCCGTCCCAGGTATTCGCATGCGAACAGCCGAACTTGGCTGAGGTTCGGAACCAGAGCGGCGACTTCCACCAGGGAGACCTGGGACGCGCTATGAATAAGCCACGGATTGTCGGCAATATAATCCGCGAATGGTCGAAACGATGTCTGACCAGGCAGACGCTCGTCTTCGCGTCCAGTATAAAGCACAGTGAATCGATTACAGGTGCTTTCATAATGCATGGCATAAGCGCAGCGCATCTCGATGCAAATACACCAAGCGACGAAAGAACGCGAATACTACGCAACCTCGCGGACGGGACCGTCCAGGTAGTGAGCAACGTCGGAATTTTGACGGAAGGCTACGATCTTCCGAAACTCGGCGCGATAATTATTGCGCGCCCGACGCAATCTCTATGTCTGCATCAACAAATGATCGGTCGTGTTTTACGTCCGGACGAGAGCGAGCGACGCGCGATTATACACGACCACGCAGGCAACCATCATAGACATGGACCGTTCACGCGGCCCCTGGAATTTAGCCTGACAGGGAAGGTTAAGACGGCGATAACGACCGAACCTCAATCGTTCCGGACCTGCGACAACTGTCTCGCCGTCTATCCGTCCGGTAAGGCGTTCTGTCCGGTCTGTATGACAGGGACCGTCAGCAGTCGGCGCGACGATCTGCGAAAAGCAAAAGGCGATTTGATAGAGTTTGATGATAATACATTCGATTACAAGCAGGCTGTCTGGAATACGATCAAGAATCAGGAAGACGCTGTCGACGTCTATGAGCGCCGGTTCAAAGAGCGCCCGACGGTTCTCGCCGGCGAACTAATCGATCCTGAAAATATATCGAAAAAAGAAAAGAAAAAATATTACAGTCAACTTATCAGCCAGGGATACGATCATAAACGCGCGAAAGCGATCTATAAAAACATATTCGGAAAGAAGCCATTCTGGCAGACGCGCGGTTTCAAAAGTTGGGAAAAAAAGAAAGGAATTTATTAATGTCAGACATATTTATCGATGGAGAAATAAATGATCCAGAGACATGCCCATCATCAATAGATGGAAAGTGTCCAGATTGCAATATCGAGGTATTACCGCATTACGGATTCGCCGGCGGATATGGACTTGGGATATCTTCATATTGTCCGAATTGCTATAAAATTTATGATTTCATACCGGAGAGATAATAATGGCAGGTAAACTCGAACACGAAATCCAGGACGCGATCCTGACCAAATATGGCGCGCGTCCGGACATGAAACTGTGGCGCATGAATGTTGGAACAGCCGTATTTTCTGACGACGATAAATTCATCTATGTGCTATATGATAGGCTCCCGGACGGACGCGCACTTTACATCCGCGTCGAGAATAAATCCAGAAACAAAAAAAGGTTCGTAAAATTCGCCGTAAAAGGTTTCTCGGACCTGCATGGAATATTACCAGGCGGACGCGCGCTATACATAGAATGTAAACGCGAAAAAGGCGGACGGCAGAGAAAAGAGCAGAAAACGTTCCAGCGTGTTGTCGAGAGTCTCGGCGCGCTATACATATTGGCGCCGTCGGTTGCGGATGTTGACAAAGTACTAATCCCGATATTAGAACGCGCACCCGGAACTCCTGAAAATAAAATGTATATAGACAGAATAGTAATGAAAGATATTAAGGAAGATGTGCGAAAAGAGATCGAAAAGTTCCGAATAAAAGTTCCAAAAGGTTTTGTTGAAGCCTGTATCGAAAAAACAAAAAAAGTATTAGATAAAGTATATCAAGAAGTACTAACCGGGAAATAATAGTTGTTTCCCATAATCATTTTTTCCAATACGGAAGGAGACTGCAGCAATGGCGAAAAAGAAAAAGGCCCCAAAAACGAGACTGGAAATAATAGGGGAAGTTTCCGGAATTGTGGAACACCGACCGCTCCCCGAAGACATCGCACCCCAGGTCCGAAATGACTTCATGCTTTTGGAGAAGTATGAACAAATGACAGGAACGCCTGGCTGGCTGGACTTTATTAAATACTTCGAGACTGACATCGAGGAAGTTCGGTCGATAATCGATCAGCGCGATCCGCATCTGGACGACGAAAGAAAGGAACACATCAAAGCCTGCAAGGATCTCGACAAGAAGCAGAACTTCATCGAGAAACTTATGAAACCGCTCATGGACGCATACAACAACTTCAAAACAGAACTTGCGAATAATGAACTGCTGTATGCTCAGTTTCCTTACGACATCAGTATTCGCAGTATCACGGGACGCGGGAAACTGATCCAAATCGAAACGCGGAAATAGTTCCCGTCCACCCAGGGGGCGCCGTAAAAATTTGTCTTCAACACGCGGCGCCCCCATTACACAGGAATAAAGCAATGGACAACAAAACACGCGATAGACAAATCTATTCACCGCTCAGGCTCGCCGTCAGACCGACACAGACGACGAAAATTAAATGGATGACCGCGATCAGTATCAAACAGCCCTGGGCGTTCTTCATCGCACAGGGAGCAAAGACAATCGAGACACGGATCTGGACATCGGACTATCGCGGACCTATCCTGATCTGCGCATCGAAAAGCCCGGACCGCGAAGCGATGGAATTCTTCGACGAGCAGATCACGCCTGAAGCCAAAAAAATGATGAAGGCGACACTCGGAAAAGCGGTCGCTACGGCCGAGATAGTGAACTGGCGCAAGATGATATTCGCGGATGAAGAAAAAGCGCTATGCGGATGGAACCCGAAGTTATACGCAATCCAACTCGTCAACACACTGGAGATCAGGAACCCGTTTCCGGTTCGCGGAAAACTGAAATTGTTCCAAGTGAAAATCCCGAATGGCGTCCAATTCCGGAAACCGAAAAAAGCGAAAGGATAATATCGAATGGATATGAAAAGAAACAAACTGACAATCATTCCGGCCGGTGTTGAATTGAAAATGTTTCCAATACTGGACTATGAAATATATCTCGACATCGATGGAGTTATCGCTGACTTTTTCCGAGCCGTATGCAGACTTTATAATATCGACCCGATTAGAGCATATTCGGAATACAGCCCGGTCGGCGAATGGAACCTCGGACGTGTTAATGCATTTGCGGATAAAGTATTGTCAAACTACGATATAATTTATCGCATCGATACAGCAGGAAAACAATTTTGGGAATGCGATATTAAACCATATCAATTCAGTATCGAATATTGGAAACGGATAATGTCGAAATATAAAGTGATTTTCATTACCAGCCCTATGGATGTAAATGGATATTATCAAGGCCGTCTGAATTTTTTGAGACGACACTTCGGAAATAAGTCAATTACAAATCTTGAAATCACAATTGATAAATCACGACACGTGCGCCCGAACCGAATATTAATTGACGACAAAACAGAAAACGTGCATGAATGGCGTAAAGCAGGCGGCCCGGCGATACTTTACCCGCGACCGTGGAACGAGGCAAATTGGAGAATAGAACCGAAACAGCGCGCAGATTATACCCAGGAATATTTTATTCCAAACCTTGAAATAGATGAGATAGTAAATCAGACTGAAACGGAAAACCTCAATATCTGCGCAAGCAACGCGATAAAAGAAATAAATAATCAGTTATCAATAGTAGAGACATATATAACCGCTATTGATAAAGATATTCTCGAAGACCAGAAACATTTCTAGCAAGGACAGAACGATGGAAAAAAAGAAAACGTATGAGAAGCCAAAGATGACTCGTATCCGCATATTTTGTAAACTGTGCAATGGTACGGGACAAATGAAGGCAGACGGCATCGAGGGACCGTGTCCCAGGTGCAAGGGGACCGGCGAAATACAAGCCAGTCAGATACTCAAGGAGATCAAGAAGCGCGCAAAGGATATTCATAACGCGCCGAATAACTGACCACGAAAGGAACGAAACGCAATGAAATCATCGTCAAAAAATAAACTCATGATCGAACTCGCGAGGGAAACAGACCCTGACAAGATCAGGAATATCCTTTTTGACAATATGTCGGAAATAAAATTTCTTGTCACCGGTCAAAGATATTCGTCTATCGGTTTGGCACTTTCTGACTTATATAAGAAAGGTCATTTGACTGAAGTGCCGCATGAGTTCATGACTCATGTATATGTTTGCATCGGATCATTGAAAATAAATGCCGGCATAAAATATCATCACACAGCCGAATTTTATAACTGTATAAAAGAAGATATAGAAGAACAGAGACTAAGGGAAATCGAAGAACAAAAAGCATTATCAAGATGGAAAGCCTTGAAACAAAAAAAACTCGACGACTTGACGCCGGACATTAAAGACGCGATGAAAAAACATAGCGACGAATGGACTGGACCAGTGGACGCGGAGAATGAAAATACAAGGAACTGACGAAGAAAGGCTGAAAATGGAAGACTATTACGACATCACGGATTTTTATCCCGAAAGAATAGTTCAGAACAGAAAAGACCGCCGTCGGGATCCGGCGCTCGCGTCGGAATTTTTGAACAGGGGCGGCGATTACGACGACACGTTGACGCCGATGGGCGGCGAATGGTCGAAAGAAGACAAGACATTTATCCTCACCGGCGAACTGGACGGCGTTGAAAAGGCGGCCGCTATTGCGCTCGGTGAGGAACCAACGGAAGGAGGTGAGGGATAAAACCAGTCAAATTCGATGAATCAAATAGCACATATATTGCACCGGACTGCAATGATCTTCCAGCGTTCAAGGACGGAAAACATATCATCTCCTGTTGGGAATTATCAGACGAAGACCTATTGACAATAATGGGAACAAAACGTGTATGGTTGTGGATACACGGAACAATACAACCGCCGGTATTTGTGTCGGCAGAATATCCGTTTGAAGCAAATAACAAAAAGGAAACCAAGTAATGTCAAATAAATACACCACAAAATCAGGGAACAGGTATCATATCGGAAAAGATAATATATTATTAAACATACCGCGAGGCGAATCGCATTACATCGGATCGCGCGCTGATATTTTACATCTCGCGGAAATAATAAAACAGATAGCCAAAGACGAATTGAATAACTGGATACCGGTATCTAAATCGCCACAAGAAAACGGGGAATATCTATTAGTCGTCTCGGATATCGACGAGAACGACCAGACAAGATATTTCGAAATAATCGGTTCTTTCAATAATAATGAATGGTATTACGATGAATACGCATTCAACGGAAAGCCGATATACTGGCAGGAATTACCGGCATTACCCCAAAACATGAAATCAGAAAACTTTCGGCAGTTAAAATATATTACAATTCCAGACACCGAAGAAAACAAACTACTGGTCGCATTAGTAAACCCGACTGAAGATAATCTTCAGGCGGTCGGACTGATGAAACCAGACAAAACTCCACCGATCCCGAACGGAACAAAAGTTATTATTGACGACGAATGAAACCGATACATCGGAATAATACACGATAGTGAATGGATCGACAATGATCGATACATAGGCTGACGTTATAAAATCCAGTATATGAACGGACAAATAACGATCTACGATAATCATCAGATCGTTGACATCCTTGAGAACGGAGAATAACAATGGACGACAACAAAAACCTCAATCTCATCCAGACTGTAGCGATAGTGTTCGCCATCACTATGGCAGCCCTGACGCTGTGCATGTTCGGACACGACATTGACAACCTCGAAACACGCGTCCGCAGATTAGAAAAGGAAATACAGAAACACAATGAAACACAACAAATCGCGGAATAATAAACGGACGCTCAAGAAGCGACTCGACAAAAAAACACCGAAGCCTGGCAGTCCGGCAGCAGGCGGGACAATCGAACGGATCGCGGCCGGAAAGTTCTGCCCGGTCTGCTACGGGATCAACTGGCATAAATCCTATTGCCCCGATCCCCAGGAAGACGACATCGTCAAAGGTGGAACGATCAACAGGAATTACAATCCGGATTTAATCTAATATGCTCATACAAGACTTGCTGGCCATGCTACAGCAGGTGAAGAAAGAAGGAAAATGGTGGCGCGCACAATGCCCGGCGCATAACGATCCGAGAGGATCACTGACGGTCAAAATCGGCGATACCGGAAAAATCCTTCTTCACTGCCATGCAGGCTGCGACAAACAAGACATTATGGATGCCCTGGGCATCGGACCGAAGGATCTTCACAACGACATCCCACAACCACCAGGTAAACGGTCAGGCCCGTCCAAGCGCCCTGACGCCGCGAAAATAAAACAGGCGGCCGAGAAACAAGACAAGCGGCGCGAAGACGATATCGTCGCTAAATACGATTACTGCAAGCCGGACGGGACGCTGTATTACCAGGTGATCCGATTCCCGGACAAACAGTTCAGTCAGCGCCGGCGCGACAAGAACGATCCTGAAAAATGGATATGGAATCTGCAGGGTATAACGCCAATCCTGTATAACCTCCCGGCGCTGCAGGACATCGAGCCGGACCCGAACGATATAATCGCAATCTGCGAAGGCGAAAAGGACGTCCACACACTCCAGGCGCTGGACATCCACGCGACGACAAGCAACGGCGGAGCGGACAACGCGCCGAACGTCAAAGACATCTCGATCTTGAAAAATCAACACATTGCAATCTTCCCGGACAACGATGAGCCAGGTAATCGGTTCGCCGAGGCGTTCGCGGAGCGGTTGCACGGTTATGCAGCCACAGTCCGGATCGTCAGGCTACCACACAAGCAGACGCACGATGACGTTACGGATTACG